TCAATAGGTTTCCAGTCTTTGATACAAGCACCTTCTAAACTTCCTATTTCTCCAAGACCATATACATTCCACCAGTTGTTCCAATATGTTGAGTTCTTTGCTTTCTCTTTTGCTTTTTCTATATCTTGTATTATAGTTTCTGGTAATGCTTCATTGTCTAAATATGTAAGTTTTAAAAAATCTGAATCTTCATTATCTTGTATTTCTGTATGTGCCCAAAAAGATGAAGTTGGATTAAAGTCAATCCATATATCTCCTGATGTTCTTATTGCTAATTGATTGTAAGCTTCGAATGGAATATTGTTTGCTTCGTTTACATATAATACATGTCTTCTAGCACCTCTAAGTTTATCTGCTGATTCGATTGAAAAGAATTCAATATAACTACCATTAGAGTATTTATACTTTAACATTGATTTATTATATTGTACATCATTATAACGATTAGTCATCATCATAATCTTTAAGAAGTCTTTTAATGCACCTCTACGCAAATGAGGTATAGATTCACTAACTACGCTTATTTCTAAGTTAGGCGTTCTTATTGCTTTGTCTATTAAGATTGGTAAGATACCAAAAGTTTTACCAGCTGAAGTTCCACCTTGAACTATCTTCTTTCGTTTTTCAAGTTTAAGAAGTTTTTTAATTGCAGTTGTTACTACAAACATTAATCAATAATATTAAATAAAGGTTGTTCAGAGTTTAATGTAATATCTTTTGTTTCTCTTGGTTTACCAGCATAGTAATGATAGAACATTTGTATAAACTTAAACTCTCCAGATTCTATTCCTTTTTTAAGAGCCTCATAAGCTTGTGGTTCTAATGGTGTAAGTCTTTCAATTAACTTTACTTCTTCAGCTTTAGCTTTTCTTCCTGCTGTTGTATGTCCTCCGTTGTTCTTTCTTTTATCCATAATTAAAAAAGATTATTATTAATTATTTTTTATATAACGATATATCTTTATTTTTGTTATTCTTCATATTCTTTTAAACGATTAATAACTCTTTTGATTCTATACTCTGCTACGTGTAATTGATCTTCTGGTATCTCTTGTATTGTTTCTAATATTGGTCTTAACTTTGGGTCTATTTTTATTTGTTTTAAGAACTTAAATCTTGTTTCTAGTTTTCTATGTTCTTCTTGTAGTGTTTTTAATCTTTTGTGTTTAGGTATGTATTCTTCTGTTGCTATTATACGGTTGTATATCTCCATGTATTTTGGATTGTACATTGCAAATGTTGGAAATATTTTCTTTACACTATGTAGAACGGTTGCGTGATCTTGATTTAGTGTTTGTCCTATTTTCTTTAGAGATAGATTTGTTCTATCTTTACATATCTTAAAATATATAGCTCTACCATATACAATACTACGTATTCTTGAATCTACGTTTATTCTATATCCTAGCTCTCCTTCTACTAATTCTTTAATCTCTTTTGTTGTCATTTATTATATTTTTTATTAATTCTGTAAATTCTATTTGTTCTATTGCTAATTTAATTCCAGCACATTCTAAATACATTTCTTTATCTTCATAGTCATATAAGATAATTCTTAATTCATCTAATTCAGTTCCTTTTTCGTAATCGTATAGTGAGATGTAATAAAATTGATATATTATATCATTCTTTAATCCTTGTGTTTCGTACATATTCAATCTCTCTTTCAAGATAGTCTTTAGCTTTTAGTAAATCCATTAATTCGTGATTCTTCTTGTCTGCTCTGCTTATGTACTTTATAATATTTCCTTTGTTAAAGTTTAAATTGTAATCTTTGACAAAATCTATTATATCATAGTTTTTTCCGTTTTCGTAATGTGGTTGACTTGCTCTCATATTTATAATTCGTTTCGTAATCTTTCTTTTGTTTTAGTGTGTGTTTCTGGTTGAAAAAATAACTTTAAATCTTTATCGTTTCTTATTGTGTATGTATATTTAACATAATCAATTTTATTTTTTTTGTCTTTAACAAACGACCAATTTTTTAATTCATATATAATAGAATAAGTATCTGTTTTAGCTTCACTTGTGTTTATGTCGCTTCTTATTATAAAAGAACAAAGATAAGTATTATCATTTAATTTAACATCAACAAATTTAGACAACTCTCTTAAAGTATTTATACTAACTTTGTCAGTGTGTTTTTTATGATCTATTATAAAACCATGTTTCGATCCTATTTTAGAAATAAAACAATCGATATCCATTATTGATCTGTTTCTGTCTGTTAATTCGCTTATTAAATAATTAAATTCGTTGTTGTAATAATTTTTGTTAAAATTCATTTTGTTTTGTTTTTTTGTTTTTAGAACATTGATATTTGATTTTGTGCAACTTCTTTATATGCATCAGCTTTAAACACTAATATATTTATATTTTCTTTATATGCTTCTCCAATGTATTTATAAGATTTTGTTACACTTTCTTTTCTTAATTTTAATCCATTGTCTTTGCCATCTTCTAATAGTTTTAAATTTGTTTTTTTAATTTGTTCAATATTATTATTTTCATTTGTTATTTTCCAATGTTTTTGATTACGTTCCATTCCTTTAAACAAAGATGGATTAGATGTTTTAATGTAAAGTGTTTTATTATCTTTTTTATACATAGAGCCAAAAAAATTAAGTATTTTAATACCTATTCCTAATCCTTGAAAATCAGGCAAAACAACCAATCTACTCACTCTATAAGCATCTTTAATAGTTCCACTTGGCATTGGTAATATTCCCATAAATGAAACAGGTTTATCATTATATAAAATTAAAAAACATTTAGCCGCTTTATTTAATTCTTCACTTAAATAATGATGTTGCTTGAATATATTCCAAGCTTCATATCTACATCGAAATATCTGAAGTTTAATTTCTGGTCTTTGCCTTCGACTTGGCGCTATCTCAAGCCGACCTTTTTGTGGTGAATAAATCCAATTGGGTTGTAACCATTCCATTATATCGAAATGACATGATGCTAATACTATCTTTTTGTTTGTACGTTTTATATACTTTTGTAAAGCGTTAGACATAGCTTTAGCGACATCTCTATCTACTACTGATGTGTATTCATCAATTAATATTATTTCTTCATTAGAGGCTTTCCCTACCATATACGCCAAACTTGCTCTATATTGTTCTCCGTTTGATAAAGTATGAAACGGTCTTAACCAAGTGGGAACACTACTTAAACCCATAGAAGATAATAGAAATGTTGCTTCTTGTGGCTCTAACCAATCAAAATTAGATATTAATGATTTATTATAATCAAAACTATATGTATTCATTTCTTTTTTAAAGAAGTTTTTTAATATAGTTGTTTTGCCAGAACCACTTCCGCCATAGACTACACCTATGTTCCATTCTTTTGGTAGTCTTTCTAAATTTGCGTTTATAGTTACATTGCTATTTTCTTTGTTTTGTATATCAAAAGCATCGTATATATACTCTGTGTATTTATCATTTAATATATTATGTTTTAATTCTATTTTCATTTTGTTCTTAACTTTAAAAGATTATAACATTGTATATATTTTAACTTTGCTTTTTGTTTATATATTGTTTTAAACAATTCGTATGTCTTTTTTGTAAATTGATAGTGTGTGTTACAATTTTTAAATAGTTTTTTTACATATGCTTTTCCGTATCCTTTGCAATAGTTTACATTGTCAGCACTATCTCCAATCACCATTTGTTCGTAAAAGTTATATAAAGCATCGTAAGAACTTATCTCTATTATTTTTTGATGTTTGTAATGATAATTATAAATAAGACAAGGTAGTTGTTTATAATCTTTATCAAGCGATACTATAATAACATTGTTATGTCCTAACTTATCAGTAAGTGTTTTCCAATATGTAGCAACTAAATCATCTGTTTCTACACCATAAGAATTTTTAGTAGAATATATTTCTGATATGTGTTCGTGCATTTCAGATAATAATTTAGGATGTTCTTTTTTCTTTCTGTTAGCTTTATAATTTGGGTCTAATAGTTTTCTAAAATTACCTTTACTATTGTTAAAAGTAATTACTCTTTCTATTTCATAAGTTTCTTCAAGTCTATTTATTATAGACATAAAAATTTCATCAAACTTTCCTATAGCTTCATCTAGTATGTCATCTACTCCACAACAAGAAGAATAAACTAAACTATCAGCATCAAATAAAACTATCATTTGTTTGTGATTTGCTCTATACACATTTCAGCCAATTCATCATACATTGAAAAATTAAAAAGATCAATTATATTTATATCGTTACCAACTAAATAAATTTCTTCTATTTCAAAATCAGGTGGCGAACCTGGATAATCGTATGTTTGTTCTTCTGCACTTGTATAAAAGCCTTTAATTTTTAACCAAATGTCGCAATAATTAATTGTTAGTGTTAAGTTCATTTTGTTTTGTTTTGTTCAAATATAAACAATTTTGTTAATACAAAAAAACTATTCTTTGTAATCTTTTGTTGCTTTAGTTAAAAAATTATCTATTCCATCTAATCTTCTTGATAATTTATCAATAGCTACATACAAAGTAGCTACTGTTGATTCAAGTATTTTAAATCTTTCTTTAGTAGTGTATTGTTTTTTTTTCATAATTCCATTAATTCATTAATTACTGTGTGTCCTCCTAAGACTACAGCACAAGAAATGGCTGGCTTTTTTCCTCTTTTTGCGTAACTCATAGCGTAAGAATTAGCATCAATACCGCAACCTATTTGACATCCAAAAACTTTAAAGTTTTGTCCAACATACCATTCCGTATAACATTGAGTATGTAAATGACCTTGAATTGTTGATTGCATATCCGCTCTGCATTTAGTTCTGGCTGTTCCCGCTTCTCCATGTATATATTGCACATCATCAATAACAACACGATCTACAAAGTTCCATTCAGGTGTTTCAAGTACTTCTTTATAAGCTTTAATCCATTTTTTAGGAATTGAACTTGTTTGACTTTTTCTCATTATTAAACGATCATGGTTACCAATTGTAACATCTGCTTTTGGAAATGCTTTATACCATTTAGATATTTTTTTAATAGCTAGATCAAGTTCTGTTTTACCTGTATATTCTGCATTTATATCAACTTCGTGAAAAGAAGCGTAATGATTATCTACCACATCTCCAATAAAAACTACTC